GAGTTTGAAGCTCAGGGTGAAGATAATAATGCAGAGCAAATTATGCAATCAGTTTTGTTCAAGAGTTCTTATGAAGTTTTGGATATGGTTAATAGAAATACTGTAATGCATGTTGTGTTTATTAAAGGAAGATTAGCTTTAATCCCTTACCATTTTAAGTTTACTTGTAAAAAATGGATTGAAGTTGAGTCATATTCCCCTGGGACTAAAGTTCGCTTTGTAAATTATGTTGGTAATAAGGTTTTAACTTGTTCTCTAGGTGATTTAGCTGAAGGAATTCAGCCTATCCCTGGAGCAGTTAAAAATGATGTTGGATATTTCTTTTTCCCAAATTGTCATGAGCATCCAGATATTTCTCACTTATTTGTGAGTGAGAATATTATGAAGTGTTCTCCATCGTTAGAGTGTGCTTTAGTTAAATTGAGTGGATCTCATTTTACAAGAGAATTAGTTAAAGTTACGGAAAATTCTCAGAGAAGAGTTAAATGTGGTGATGAATTTTATGATGTTTTAAACTCTTATAGTTATAGAGCAAGTACACAGAAGGGTGATTGTGGCGCCTTATTGATTTTAATGAACAAGAGTGTTGGACCTGGGAAAATTATTGGTTTTCATATTGCTGGAAAAGATAGTTGTTTGGGAATGGCAGCACCATTGTCAAGTGAAATGATGAATTCTCTGATCGAATTTACATCTCCAGTTAAAGAAGAAGCTTTTGAAGCACAACATGGGGATGCACTTCCCTTGGATGGAAATTTTGGATTTATAAGAAAGGATGATAATAAGTATTCTATACCCTGTAAGACAAAGATTATTAGATCTCCATTGTATGGTATGTGGGGCGATGCGTTAACCGCTCCTGCGAATTCTAATAAATTTATTGAGGGTAAACATATACAAGTTAAAACTTTAGAAGCTTATGGAGAGAAAGATCCCGAAATGGATGCAATGGAAGTTAATTCTATTTGGACTGAGCTGTTTGCGGAATTGAACAATAAGAGTTCACCAAAGCAAAAGAGACATACCAAAATATATTCTTTTGAGGAAGCTATTTTAGGTTGTCCATATATATCTAATTGTGATTCAATTTCAAGAAGTACTTCATGCGGTTATCCTGACGTATTTACGATACCGATATGGTGGCCGGGGAAAACATATTATTTTGGAAAAGGAGATAGTTATGACTTAGAGAATGAGAGAGTGCTCGATTTAAAGAAAAGTATAGAACAAGCGATAGAGTGTATAGAACAAGGTTTTAGAGTGGAATTTATTTTTATAGATTTCCCGAAAGATGAAAGACATCCATTAGAGAAATTACTAAGAGGAAAACTTAGAATGTTTTCTATTTCTCCTATAAGGTATACTATTTTATTTCGAATGTATTTTTTAGGAATTATGCTTTGGTTTACAGAAAATCGTATTAGTAATCATATGGCAGTGGGCGTTAATGCTTATTCAAGCGAATGGGATCTTTTATATCGTAATATGAAAGATTTTTCGAATTTAGGAATGGCTGGAGATTATCAAGGTTTTGATAAGAAACAAGTTGCTATTATTTTAAAGTTAATGGTTGTGTATATAAATCAGTGGTATAATGATGGAAATATTAATACGAATCTTAGAAATATTCTTTGGATGGAAGTTTTTAATAGTTTACATTATTTTCAAGGGAGTGTTTATGAATGGCTGCATGCGCTACCAAGTGGTCATCCAATGACGGTTTTCATTAATTGCTTAATGAATTTATTTTATTTAATTTACTGTTGGAGGCGAACTGCACCAAAACATTTGGAATTTGATTTTTTTAATTGTGTTAGAGTTTGTGTTTTGGGAGATGATAATATTATGACGGTTCGGGAAGATTGTTTGAAATTTTTCAACTATTTTTCTCTCGCTGCTAAAATGTTAGAGATTGGTCAGGTATATACCCCTGAGGATAAAAAGGATATGATAGAACCTTATAAAGATATTATGCAAATGACTTTTTTAAAGAGAGGTTTTGTTATGTCAGATTATGTGGGTAGAATTATTGGACCTCTAGCGATTGAATCCATAATAGAAATGCCTTACTGGACAAAAAGATCTATTATGAGGAATGATATTGTTATGAGCAATGTAGATACAGCTCTTTTAGAATTGAGCTTGCACGATAATGAGACGTGGGATAAGTATTCTCATAGTATTAAGACCGCTGCCGCCGAGGTTCTTAATTACTTTCCTAATTTAGGAGCGCAGGGTGAATGTCACTTGCGCTGTCTAAGTTTGGAACGAACATGGTGACAATTACTGGCCCTATTGGTTACGGCGCATATACAAAATAGTTTCGTCGTTAAAATTGTATATGTGAACGCTTTAGGGCCTTCAAAGGTGTGCTTTTTAGCATTACTTGTCCAGGGGTGCCTGGTGCAGCCCACTAAAATCCCAGGACAGCGACGTACGAGTATATTGATTGAGTCGTCAATATTCTTTAAAATAAGACTTGCTAACGCAGATAATACCCAAGCTCAGGTTATAGAGCAAACAATAGATATGCACGCAGATATCGAACCTGTATATAAATTTTATGAAAACCCAGTTAATCTAGAACAAAATTTACTTACTTCAATTAGGGATGGGAGAGATCATGGTCTTCATGACTTTCTTGCACGACCTATTGTTTTAGGAACTGGCGTTTTATCCACGAGTGCTGCAGTTGGCACTCAACTTACGACAATTAATCTTCCTGCTGATTTTGTTAAGCATTCTATGATACAACAAAAAGTAGCTGGTTTCCTAGCCTTTAGAGGGACTGCTAAGATAACTATTGTATTGAATGCAAATCGATTTCAACAAGGGAGACTCCTTGCGACTGTATTTCCCCAATCTGATAATAATTTATTTTCCTATCGGAATCAAACAACTGGGCTGACCGCTTTAACCCAGTTACCCCGAGTAGAGTTAGATGTGGCGTCTGACACTCAAGCATCATTTGAGATTCCCTATTTCTCGAGTGAGCTCGCCTATAATCTCATTTCAAATATTGGACAACAAGCTAGAATGGACTTATGGATTTATGCTCCGTTGATTGCTCCTACAGGATCGACCACGGCTGAATTTACCGTTTGGTGCTCATATACTGATGTTGAGATTACTTTCCCCACTCTTTATACTGGTTTTATTGCTCAATCTGGAGATAGTGGAAAATCTAAAGGACTTAAAAATTCAGTAGTAAAATCAAGAAAAAGTCCACAGACTGATGAAGCAGAGAGTGATAGACCTTTTTCTACTGCTCTAGGACATCTCATTAGTATTTCAAATATTGTTGGGAGAATTCCTTTAGCTTCCTCTGTTGCTGGAACTACTTCATGGTTTTTATCTGCTATTAAGAATACCGCTTATTCGTGGGGTTTTTCGAAACCTCTTTCCCTAGATCAACCGACCTCAGTAGTTACCAGACCTTATTATCGAGCAAATGTAGCCACAGGAAAAGATATGTCTTATCCTTTAGGATTAATTGAAGAAAATTCTGTATCAACTCTACCAGGTTTTCAAGCTAATGACTTAGATGAAATGGCTGTTAATTATGTCTTAGGAAGGTTCGCTTTTTTACTAGATGTGAACTGGCCCAATACTAGTGATGTTATGACACTATTGTATTCAAAAATTTTAAATCCTGACCTAATGATTGGAGCTTCTCCTTTTACTGCTACTTATGATACATTATTAGTTCGGAATGCTCAAGGGAACACACCAGTAAGTTATATTTCTAATATGTTCAGTTATTATCGGGGAAGTTTTACTTTCAAGATAAAGTTTGTTAAAACTGAATTTCATACTGGTAGATTACTATTTGTTTTTGCTCCTGGAGTTAATACACTTTCTGGGAAAGTTCTCAACGATCTAAATTATTTGTATCGTGAAGTTGTGGATATTAGAGATACTAATGAATTTATAATGACTTGTCCATATGCATCAACTCAACCGTATCGTCAGACTACCAATGATTATTATGGTATTTTTGGGATCTTTGTTCTAAATGAACTTAGGAATCCCGCTACCGTTAGTAATTCGATTGATATGTTAATTGAAGTTGCGTGCGCTTCTGATTTTGAATTAGCATGCCCCCAACCACCCACTATTACTCCCGCTACTGTGAGTTCTACCGTTCCCACCATAGGTACTTTTAGTACTTATTGGACTGCTCAAGCTGGTGAATCGTCACCTCAACAAACCGGTACTTCTGCAAAACAGTTAAATGAAGATCGTCCTATAGCTTCTTCAAATATAGTGAATGATTTGAGTACTTCTTCCTTATTTTGTGTAGGTGAGAGATTGCTCTCTATCCGACAATTGGTTAAAAGGTGTACTAATTTTATGCTTGGGAGTATTATGAATGGTGCTGGTGGAAATACCCAGTGGACTATTCGGCCATATGCTTTATATACTGCAATTGGAGGGACGACTATTGCTAATCCCCCAGTTATTCCAGATATAATTAGTTATTTTGCTCCTATGTATGCATATATGAGAGGATCAATGAGAGTAAAGTTTTATAGTACTTTGCAATCTAATTCTGGTCAAAACACAATGAGAATTACGTACAATAATACGACAGATACCAATGTGTATGCTGTAGCTACGACAAATTTAACTTTTGAGACACCAAATCGCCAAGTTATTCCAATCAGATATGATGTCACTGGAGCTGGTGAATTTCAGGTTCCCTTTTATCATAGAACACATTCAGTTTTGACAAAACCAGCGGTACAAGGAGTTATCAATTATGATCCATTTTATTCTCCTGAAGGAACAATTTATGGTGCTAGTGATGATGGAGCATCTTTAGGATCAACATACTTCTCAAGAGCTGGAGCTGATGATTTTGAATTCGGTTTCTTCTTAGGAGCTCCACCAACTGTAAGTATTGACGTTTTTAATAACGTTGGAACACCTATATTCTGGTGGTAAAAGGTTTTAGTCTTTTAAACCTATCAAAAGACAAAAATAAAATAAAAAATTTAAATAATACTTAAAAATAAAAACTTTAAAAAGATAAAAATTATTTAAAAAACAAAAAATAGAAAACAACTATAAAAAATTAATTTTCAGATATTTATTAAATAAAGAATTTTTTCTCAGTACATTGAGTTTTTTTTATTCAATATTGAACTGTATGACCCCTAGGGCTTAGAAATAACGCCTTTAGGGGCGTTTATTTCGAGGACACCGGGTTTTATTAAATCCCCCAGTGGGGTTAATTAGAG